TTCAAACGTCCTGTTGCACCCAAGTCTAACGATACACGATTTTGGTTGGTTACCAACGTTGTGAAGGTATCCAGAATCGATGTGATTGTAGGAGGATTAGTCGCCATTACAGTTTCTCTACTAGTTTATTGAGGAGTTCTTTTATCTCACCAACTTCATTTTTTAGATCTTCCAACTCTCGGTCTTTTTCTTTTCTTCGTTTCTTTGCAGCACGAGCGTTCACTATCTCTTGTCTATTTATATTAATAATAGCACCCGTTTTAGGATCTCTTGCTAATCCAGCATTACCATCAACCTTTATTAACTTATCGGTTGTCATTATGTTGCCATTGCGATTGCACGTAAGTCTTTGAACACTGGTACGGCTGAAGAGTTATTGGATCGCATAACAATCTTGATTTGATACTGAGTAAATGTCTGAGTTGTAAATCCATCATCACCCCCTACCAAGTATCGATACTCTCTGAAGTTATTAGCATCCGGTGCTATATCTGTCTCCTCTTCCTGTAGAGTATAATCTACATCGAAGATATCTTCACCATCATTCGCGACACGGTAATACATGTCAAACTCTGATCCACTAGGTCTTACTGCCGCCAACATAATCTTCAATCCTATAGCATCTTCTTCAAGTTTGATTACAGAAGAGATGTGTTTCGATGGAGATGATCCACCAAACGATTTAGTCTCCTCGGCGAATGTCAGTGGGACATTGAATCCACTCGCAGCAGATGATGCTTGATTGTCAATTATGTTGTTCATCGTGGTTATAGATGCTCGTTGACCATCAATGATAGGAGATACATCACCACGTGTTGTATTCATATCTACCTTGAATGTAGTCGATTTAACACCTGATCCTAGTTCACTAGTTTCATTTGCTACTTTAGCAACCAGTCTAGGTGCTGAGAAGTAGTTCGTAGAACCTACCACTATATCGTTATCAAAGTTTGCATCTTTCTGATATCTAGTCTGCCCAGTACCCGCCAGAGATTTGCCTGAGGTAAACTTGGCTGAGTAAGATATAGTAGTATCATCGGGTTGCAACGTAGTGAAGTTTGGAATACACATATCAAACTGCACTTGACGATCCACTATAATGGAATCACCACCCACACGACCAGAAGAAGTCGCGGTGTCCGAGTTACCAGCCTCAAATCGTAGTCCAAATGCGTCAACCGCTGTGATAGATCGGTTACCATTTATATTACTACCAAGTATACCATTGTATGATGTACCGTCTGTCAGACCAGAGATGTTTATTGTATCACCTACATCAAATCCATGATTAGGTATAAACAATGTTACGGTAGCATCACCACTCACAACATATAACGGATGTCTATCACAATCATCCTTCTCAAGTTCACCATTCTCAAATACTGCATAACCACCTGAAGTATCAAAGTCTGCTTGGAAGATCTGGAATGAAAGGTCTTTAGTTTGATCGGGTTCCCAAGTCTTACCATTCTGAGACTTGAACAAAGACCCTAAAGACGGTTGACGAGAGATTCTCTTCTCGGTTGAACCCAGTTCAAATGCGAAGGTCTCTGCAACATATGCTTCATAGTTGTCACAATCTGTCAATAACACAATACAGTAATCTGTATCTGGATTCAAGAAGATTGGTTCATCAAACTCAAATGTCGTAGGAGCAGCAAGTACCGCAGCCTGTGTCTGAGATGCAGGTATATTTACTGAAGAAGGATTCAGGAACTTACTCGCATTAGCAATAACATCTATAGCAGACGGAACACCATTAACCAAAGGTCGAATCTGTAGTTCGATAGGAACAGATGTGTCCTTACTCTTGAAGTAAGTCTGAACCTTAGTCACATACATACCCGCTGGTTTAGTCACCGTAAATGTCTGTGCCAATGGATCGCGATTCTTAACCCTAGTAGTCTCTGTCCATCTACGAGTTATCTTCGTTGTGACACGAGTAGATGTGACGGTCTTCTGTCTGGTGTCTAGAGTACCCTGTGCGGTATAGTTCGTAGAAGCACGAGACAATGACGCAGCATCATTATCCTTGTTGATATCAAGTAACTTAAATGTACGAGTACCAGCACGGAATCGTATCCCCGCGAATGATGGAATAAAGAATGAACCCGTGATTGTACCATTAGTGTCTGAGATCAGGTCGCTTGACCCTGATGGATGGGTAAAACTATGACGGAACTCATTACCTAGATAACTTCCAGCACCACGAATTGTCGCATAACGAGCGAAGGCTTCTTCGCGACAGAAACTGCTCACATCCTTACCATCAAAGAATGGGAAGAATTGAGTATTAGGTTTTAGACCCTCTGCTCTGAAGGAGATCTTTCTTGAACGAATAAACGGCAAGAAAGTGAGTGATACACTTTTATCACCAACCTTCTTACGAACAGTTCTAGAACCAGTTACAATACTCTGAGAGAATGAACGTTTGGCATGAGTATAATCACCTTGTCTGAATACAGAGACATTAGATTGATTGATACCATTTGAAGTTCTCTGTTGGTCATTACCATGCCAGTTCCAAGTACCTTGTTCTCTATAACCACCCTGTTGTTGATGGGAACTACCTCGACTGCTGCGACCCATCGGATTCATGCCAGCGTAAAGCTCGCTTTCATAAGTCTCAGAATAGTTATTGCCAGCATCATAAAAAGTGCCGCCCCCCTGACCCATCTCGTTACCGGGATTTACATCAAAAGTACCAGCCAAACCAGCTTGTGCAAAGGAAGGATCTCCACCACCTGTTGCTGGAATCCACGCACCTTCTGTCCAAACCCACTGATTGTCTAGTTCCTCAAAACCTCTATCTTGAGCGGTACCGTCTGCCAGACTACCTTCGTTTAGGTCGTAAGTCTCTGTCCTTCTACGGTTAATAATATTAACAGGTTTGTATTTGGTGCTTTGCCATTCATCCGAAGCAGGGGAAAGTGTTATAGTACCTTCACCCGTAATAACCGCGAATGGATTAACATTCTCTGTACCAGAAACCAAGGTTTGCTTGATCGCGACTTTATGGTCATACTTGAGGAATACCGTATCACCTTTCAGAATAGTGTTTGACGATGCAGCACTATCATAAACAAGTGCCACATTATCTTCATGTGTTGGTGTGGATAAGAATCCCTTAGTGGGATCAATACCAGCACGGTATTCGGGATTCATTACATCCGAGAATCCACGATCCTTAAAGTTATCAACAAAGAATCCAGACTTGATGCGGTTGGCACCACTGCCATCCAGAACCAACAATGAAGATGTTTCAACTTCAAGTAGACTTAAAGAGGTGACTTCCTCTAGTCGGTCAATACGTTGTTCCAGTTCAGAAATATCTTTCATGCTATAGTGCTTTGCAAGAACTGGAGTTATAACAGCGTCAGAGTCATTAAGACCGTATGCGTTATGTTCCAACTCAAACAATGCCAAAGTATTCTCTGGTGTAGGTGGAATCTGAGAAGAGAATCCTGGCTGTCCCAAGATGTTCTTGACCTCACCGCTCGTGTTTATGACAATTTTGTCTGAACGAGGTAGGTAGTACTCAGCATCCGCTTGGAATACATCACCGTTTGTCGGAATTTCATTTACTTGTGCACCAGCACCAGTAAAGAGTCCATTCGCGTCAACCGATGAACGGAAGTCAATGACATCACGTAGATTCACTGAAGTTCGTGGCCCAGTAGAGAAATTTGGAATGTTCTCATATTTAACCTGACCAGTGTAAGAGTTTACTGAGAAGTAGTCCCCCGCACCGTGAGTAAAGTGAACGAAACGACTGAAAATATTACCAGCAGGAGTTGATGCTGCTTCGTCTAATATCAAACGACCATTGGCATAGTACCCTGGCCGTTGACCATTGTCAAGAGTAAAGAAGTGAGAAAGATCTGCACCGTCTGAATCTCCCGCTTTGATAGAACCTATCTTGTAGATATCAGATTTACCTAGATCTACATATTTCGCTCCTGTCAGACTATCAGTAGAAACTGTCGCAGTGGCGGTTGTATTCACCAAAGTCTTCTGACGAACAGAAGGTTGTGCCTTGTTGACCTTCAGGTATATCGTGACAGCAGTACTATTAGGAAGACCAGATATCGTAGTTGATTGTGTACCAGCACCATTAGCAGTAATAGAAACCACTGCACCAGTATCATCACGTGTAGCAATCCACTCACTTGTAGCTGAGAAACTTTCACCAGCAGTAGACAACGAGAGGGTTAGTTGACCTGAACCATTCGATGTTCCTGTTCTAATACGTTGAACTTCAAAATCTACATCACTCAAAGTACGAGGTCTTGATCTAGGTAAAGGGTATACTAGGTTGTTCTTGCCAGCCTCTTTGATGACGGCCTTACTAGATTCTAAGACAGGATTAGCATAGTCCGCTGATCCTGTACCTAAAGACTGTACGTTACGGAATGCTTGTGCAGAGTTCATCCTGATGTCAAATAGAAAGACATGGAAGTTTGATCCCTTTTGTAGAACATAACGCACTCTTGCAGTACCAATAGTAGATCCACCATAATTTGTTGCACTACGTAAATTTACTGTAGCAAATGTGCTGACATCCAACTTACCTTTTAAGGTATTGCAAATCAGATACTGTCCATAACTAATACCTACAACCTCATTGGCAATATCAACAGTAGTTCTTGGTTTGGGAATGATTAAATTTTCTGGTTTGTTTGCCTCCGCACGATAACCATTAACGATGGCAGTACCATCTGATACAGCAGCTTGAATATTTGCATCAGAGTCTCGGAAATCTACCGTAAAGTCATTAATAATATAGTTACCAGATTCTTCAAATCTTCCTTGTGCTTGTAACTTGACCGGACTGTTCAAATCAGAAATCGATGATACTTGGTCAACAATATTACCTTCGACAACATCACAATAGTAAACGAAGTTGTCATCAGAAGCAAGTGCATTTTGTGTTGTTAAAGTAAGTTTGATACGATATCGGTCAGCGCCAGGCGATGATAGGTTTGGTGTTGCACCTTGATTATCATATAGTGCTTGGTCATCGGATACGGTTACAATATCTTCTGTTGATTTGAAACCAACAACAGCAGTCGGATACCGAGTGTACTTAGATAGAATAAGACTCTGTGGTGCTGCAAATACAAAGTGGCCACGAGTAAAGAAATCACCAGCAGAACTTGAGATCTGACACCCTTGACCAACCGCAGGGTTTGCCACAGTGTTTGTTGATTGTACCGTAAGAGTTACCGTACCATTGGAAATATCTTCACTCGCACTCATGCGGATTGGATTCTCACCCGCTGTCGCACCACTAGTGTTGGTGTACTGCACATACAATGTATCTGGGTCACTACCTTCAGCAGCAACTACTTTCAGTACTCGTGCTTTTACCGTAGAGGTTTGTCCAGTGAACTCCGTACCCAACAGTGTTGTAGTATCAGCAGGTAATACATTGGTAGTTGTGTTTAGTTTGATAAACTCGAAATCACTGGTAATACTAGGCCCGCCGGGATTTACCGCAGCACCTTCATTAAAGATATTTCGACCAAAACGAGCAATCTCTTCTTGGATGATTGTCTGCATCTGAGTGAGTTCTCGTGCCTGTAGTGCACGACCACTATTGAACAGTATTCGATGATAGTTGTCACTATCAACAAAATCGTCCTTATATGTGGTGGAGAATACGTTAGATGTAAATGTATTTGGCATCTCTATACCTTATTATATTTGTATTACGATTTTGATATCTTCGGTCTGATCTGTTGAACGAGTAACCGCAGCACGGTTATCAACATACAAAAGTTCACCGGAAAACGCATCAATCTCAGGGTCTATGTAAGGAGTAATAGAAGCATTCAATACGCCTGCTCCGTTACCATCAATTTCTGTAATGTTCTCACCAGCAGCGAAGTCACCGAATCCAGTTTCTTCGGTTTGGTGATACCAAATACCACCGTTTCCTCCAGAGTCTGCTCTATCTATCAGTGCCTTAATATTGGAAGTAGCACCTTGGATTGTATTATCAGCAGTAAATCCACTCGTTACACTAGAGAGGTCTAGTTGCTTTAGAAATTTACCGTTGGCCTCAGTGAAGTCAACACCAGCAGCAGAATCCTTTAATCCTTTCATCAAACCAACTTGACGGAAGTCATTTCCTACAATAAAGTCACCATTAACAGTACCCTCTGGTTTTACGTTGAACATAATTGCAGTGGAACGAAGGTCATCTCTTGGATCACCTCCAAGTCCTAAAGGAGTTGATAAGATTGCTCTTACCGCTGCGGGTTTGCTGGGTGATCCACCACCTGATACAACAACATTGGCATAGTCATACCCAGAACCTAATGTGTAAGAACCAGAACTATCAATTAGTTCTACCTTTACAACCTGTCCACCAGAAGTAGTCGCACCAGCCTTTGCCTTCGTGCCATTACCTACAACGGTGATAGTGGGATCTGATGTATATCCAGCACCACCGGAGTCTACATAGTAACCTACAATCTGACCAGAAATCGCAGCAGTCTGTACAGCAAGTTGTTCAACATCAGGAGCAGGAGAATCTGGGTTAGTCGCACCTTGTAACTTCACGGGAAGATAGTTGGCAGAAACAAACTTGGTTGCATCCAATGCACTAATAGAGTATAAGAACTTCCAAATATAACCATCAGCAGTATCAAACGGAACACCCGTTGTATTACCGGAAGGTTGTACAGTTGATACCTGTGCGTTTCCAGCAGCATTCATAGACTGTTGAATACACATGTATACTTGGTTATTGTCATTCATTACATAGTATGTTTGTGCTGGATAACCAACTTGTGCATCATCATATGCTGAATAGATTGCACCGGATGACCAGTTATATCGTGGTACAACAAAGGATAGGTCAACAATGGCCTTACCCGACTGAGCAGATAACCTAAAGTTTCGCTCTTCTCTCTGAGTATTTATTGCCGTGGGTGCAATATCAGAGTCGTTCCAATCTTCGGAACGACCAATTACCGCATAATAATCTTCAGACGCAAGATTAAAGTCAGCCTGAAGACTCTTAATAACTTGCTTTTTTAGTCTATTAGTTACAATCGCCATTTTATTACCCTGTTACCGTGCCGTTATTGGCCACGAAGAACCATTTACTTTTTGTGTTATTCCAGACCAGATGACATCCCTGACCTTCAAGAAATTTAATGAACCCATTACCAGAGTCAATACCAAAGATATTTGATGTGCCACCCACAGGAGTTAGGTTTACTTCACCCGCTCCAACATTTGAAAATATCTTAGACTCTCCTTGGATAGTGCCATCAGCAATAGTAGGAACAATCTTACTACCGGAGTTGAAGATAGTCAGTGGTTCGGTCAGATCAATTGCCGTGGTAGATGCAACATCTGTTCCCTTTTCAAGAACTAGTTTATTTACAATCTCTACAGCACCAGTACCCTTGGCACCTATTTTAAGACTGATGTTAGCATCGTCTCCATCTACATCAAGTGCAGCACCACCACCAGTCGCAGCATTGGTGATTGTTAGGAAGTTCACTGCATTAGAAACATTCACAAACTTTGTGTATTCATTACCTGAACTGTCCAATAGTAAACCACCATTGGCCAGACCGTGAAGTGTTGGATTAGAGAATGTAAGTGCATCAATAGTCTTATTGGTCAAGGTCTGAGTCGCATTTGCAAATACAAATGTGTCACTAGCACCAAGAGCAGGTAGAGTTATCGTGCGGTCTGCCGAAAGTTCATTGACACCAAAAACATACTGGTGATTAAGAGAGGTATCATTAATCTGTGGTAATGTCAAAACAGGAGCTGTCAGAGTCTTATTCGTCAGAGTCTGTACACCCGAATCTAGGAGTATCGTACCACTGCTATCTGGAAGGTAGATGTTTCTATCCGCAGTCGGTTCTACGACTTGCAACAGAGTCTCAAAAGCGTCTTCAGTCTGTCCTTCAAATAGAACACCACCTTCAGTCAAGGATACTGATGCAGTATCCCCACCCACTGATAAATATAATTCAGTGAAATTCTCATTAATCTTCTGGGCAGCAGTACGCAGGGTATCCCCTGTACCATCATTCGCTGTTGTTCCACGATTTATAGTTTGTCGTGCCATTTTCTAATCCGTTTGTTTTATATATTTATAAGGGTTTTAGGTGCCAATTAGCAATTGTTTTACATACTGATCTGAATCACCACTATAGAAAATATGTTTCTCTTGATCCATCGTCTCAAAGAAGAAGTTATTACTCATATCCATACCATTCGTCTCAAACTGATCCGAATCATCGAATGTGGGTGATGTCGCAGTCTGCGCTTCACGCAATGAAGAATACTGATTCTCAATTGTTTGAATCTGATCAAGAGAGAATGTTCTCAAATCAGTAAGTACTGGGTTAATTCTTGATAACATACCATCTGAATCACTATATAGGTCATCCACCAATGCGGTCAAATCAAGAGTTGCTAGTTCACCAAAACTTGCATTGTTCTCTATCACAATAGGTGGTGGAGGTGCAATAATAACTTGAGGGGCTGTCAGAGCATCTTCTACCGCAGATACGATCTGAACCTGACTACCAACAAACATACCAGCCGGATGTACAAACAGTTTGTAAGGTTCTTTCCACTTATTAAACGCGATTTCAGACCTGACAAGGATAGCGAAAGTCTGGTATAATTTATTGTCAGTGATAAACTTCTGAGAGTTAAAACCAATCTCAGATCCAGTTTCACCCACCTTGAATACTTGTTCTTTAGTATAAATCACTTCGGGGTCAATACTAAAGAAGGTTCGGAAGAACTGTTGAATAGAATACTTGGTACCCTTAGAACGATACAGAGTATTTGAATACTTTGCCGCAGCCCGTTTGTCTGCAAACCCTTCAAAGTACGACTGACCCAGTAAGAGTTCGTCTTCAATATAAGACAGAAGATCAAGGTCTGCCTGAGTAATGTCTCGGTTGTAAAACAAGTCATTTGCAAGTCGAGCAGGGGAATCATTCCCATCCTCAAACTCGTAATACTGGTCTAATAGAGTGATCAGTTTAGGATAGGTAGAACCAAAGAACTCCGGTAACACCGTTGATACATGGTGCTTAGGAAAGGCAATATCTCGTCTATTCAGATCCGATAAAGTATCATCGTTCTTGGTTCCCATTAGTTAGTAACCCCAGGCTCTACGTCTACGATACGAGAGAATGATCTACTACCATCAAACTCCAAGACATCATTTCTTAGAGGAGTCAGGGCACTCTGGTTGGCAGGAGTTACAGACACCTTAATGAACTGATCGGAACCAACAAAGTTGTCGATACGCAAACCAACGATTCTGACGGTATCCCCATCGTAGTCTCCTACATTATCTACAATGACTGCGCGTTCATCTTGATCAAATACCTCTAGTTTATTCGTTCCGAGTTTATTTCTTAACACACAGGTTTTATTTTGCAATGTAAAAGCGGTAGATGTAATCACATGGTTTACATCGTCAGGGATTGCAATAATTGTCGCGTATCTCATTACATGATCTTGTGCTAGTGTCAATGTCGGAGTAAACCGTCTCTGCATACGCACTGTGGCTCGGGACGATAGAATCGCAGGACTAACATCATCAATCAAAGTCAATAGATTTGATCGTCGGAATGACTGATTAAAGTTACCCGTATTCGTATCAAAATAATCAAACACTGCTTGAGTCACATTGTCCTGAATCGTGTTGCGAGACAGAGTTGTGAGGTTCTGATTGAACTGGAAAAATAACTCGGTCTCAACAAAGGTCTTGACTGGATCATCAAACTGTACATTAAATGATGCGACAGATAACTGTGCGGCAAGATCAATGATAGAGTCCTTTGTTACCTGTATCGTAGTGTCATCAACATCGGAGTTGAATAGTATTGATATGAAGACTGAACCAAAGACTGGGTTGATCGCTTCTTCACCACCAAAGGATGTGATGTCCTTGATCAGTGTTGAGAAGTTTTGTAGTACCAGTGCGGTATAGTCTACGGCTGTTACCATTCGGTTTTGAGATGCATACTGGAAGGGAGCATTCTGACGAATAGATTCTATAGATTCCTTTTCACCACCACCAACAGCATTGGCGACAGTAGTTACTGATGCGTTGTACGATACACCAGCAACAGTGATTGGACTCTGAGGTTCAAATGTCTTGGCAGTATCACCAGCACTACCACCTGATGCCAGATAGGTGACCGTAACCTTGCTACCAGCGGCTGGTGAACGACCCAATGTTGTACCATTACCAAAGGTCAGTTCAAAGAATCCATTAGGAGATTCTTTCAATATGAATAGAGTAGAGTTAGCATTGATTGTCGTAGCGGACAATAGGTTGGTATATGTAGTAAACTGAGAAGAAGATGGTGACTCATATACACGCACAACCGCAGTAGAAATATCCATCTCAGTATCGGGTATGATATAGACTGGGTTCTCTTCTTGTTGGGTCACAAGGAAGGTTTTGACTCGTTGAGTTCCCTCGTAGACCTTGATGTTACTTTCCCCAGAGGCGTCAGTAAATATATACAGACCTTCACCGTTATCTGTGGCAGTAAGGTCTTCTATGGTCTGGAACACATACTCCGTTTCATCGACAGTCGCATTGAACTTGAAACCATCATTTAATTGTACCGTGTTGGGACGATCTGTCACACCACTAAGATTAATGGACATCTTAATGATTGCTTGAGAGGAAGTCTTTGAGTCTGGAATATATCCTATTCCCTCTGCCAAGGAGATGATAGAACTACGCAGTTGTGCAGTCCCAAGGAAAGATTCGTTCAAGGCAAAGTTGGCGGTCAAACCATTATAATGGGTATTGTACGCCAGAACATCTAGAATATTAGACAGTCCAGATGCCTCAAAATTATAATCCTGAAACTCTTCTTTCTGAGCAAGAAAAGTCTTGAGGTTATTCTTAATCGCATCAAAGTCTAATGATGTGGATTTGATTGTTGTTGCCATGTTATCTTAACCTTGCTAGTGTGGTAGTAAACTCGACTTCCTCATCAGTATTTACTACCTTAAACTTAATAGTTACATCTAAACTATGTCTATCAGGTTGCAGATTCACGATCACATCTATGATCTCTGCCCTTGGTTCAAACACCTGAATATTTTGTATGATATTTCTACGCAGAACTGAAGACTTGCCACGGTCAGCCAACTCAAACAGTTGTGCCCTTATGTTACCACCAAATCGTGGACGAAAAGGTTTCTCCAAGAGATTGGTCATAACTAGTGTCTTGATCGCCTGTTTGACTGATGCAGCACCATTCTTCTTGAAGATCTCTCCACTAGAAGGTTTTGCCTTAAAAGTCAAATCAATATCGACATAGTCCCGCACCCTCGTAGTACTAATCGAGGCTGTCTGGAGATCTCTATCTTCTTGTGCGAATGCTCTACGTATTGCCATAGTACTATTTATAACCTTTTATTTAATCTTTTTCTTTGATTTCTACTAATTCGTCACCACTCATCAACTCATTATTGAAATAAGTTTCTACATTACGATCAAAGGTGACATCAAATGTCGCTGGCATATTCGGAAACTCCAGACCAATCTGTGCGGTCACACTACCATCAATATTGTATGTGTCATAGTCCAAGTAGAGAGTACCAAAGTTGATGTAATCCTTCCAATACTCGGCAACATCAAAGGTCTTCTCTAGGTCAATATTACCTTCTCTATCAATGACTTGATAGTATACTAATCTACCGTTACCCTTTTTACCCATCGCATCATCAGACAGATCAATAGTCTTTAGGTCAAAGACACCTTCCGATACGATCAGTCGGACATCATTGAAGTTCTCGGTGTTGCCATTGATAATCCTCATGGCCTCTGCTTGCATGTACAGGTTACGAGCAATCTGTAGTCTGGAATCTTTACTTGCCACATGATTGAAAGATGTTCTGTCACCATACGCACCAAGGAACTTGGCAATGGTAATCCCAGGCGCAAGTCTGGTTGAAGAGTTTATGTCACTGCGGAACTCTGGATTGTATACCGGATCAACTAATACTATCATGGTGTAAATCTCTTCCCTCTGTTCTCTACCGCATTACCAATAGGTTCAAATCCAAATCTAGATGATGGTGATTTCTTTACTGTCCTACCGATGGCAGGAGGTGTTTTTGATTGATAGTCTGGGTTCAGTCTTTCTTCGGAAACAAGAATACCACCCACCTTATCTCGTGTACTAGAGTTACGGAAGGCTGATCGAATCTCTTGGGTTGTCGGAATCTTATCAAACACCTGTTCGTAATCATCGGTCAACAGGATCTTGTTCTTCAGAGTGTCTCCCGCATCCACCACGACATTCTTGATTGCGTATGATCCTGAAGTTGCATGTGAGACCACAAGAATAGGTGTGAGTGGGGCTTCACCTGTGATCGCTGCCTGTACCTTAGTTGCCTCTGCGACAGTTGGGTCAGATGCAGCACCCGCTGCTCCTAATGAACCCGCAGTTCCGGCCTTCTGTGCTTGGAATGCAGTCTTGGCTGCATCTGCCACATTCGCATTATAGGAACGAATCGCTTCGTCTGCAATACCCTTGAATGTACCGTGGAAGATTGCACCAGAAGATTCTGCCAATGCACCTTCATTACCTTGGTAAACATTACCAGTGAAGTCAACCTTCTTACCACCGATTGCACCCTTCTGTCCCAGAACAGAGACATACTTCGCACCCGTGATATTGGTGTTCTTAGAGGATACCGCAAAGGACTCCTTACCAGACACAAAGATGTTATCTTCTGATGCTATCTCTATATTACCCTCAACATAGTTTGTCTGATCAAACTTGACAAACTGGTTGTTGTCTGCTAACATGATGTCCGTATGAGTACCAATCGTCTTGGTTGTCTTGGTCTTCTTGGTGGTGTAGGTTGAGTTACCCGTTACGGTGGTCTTATGATTGTGTTCAATCGCCTCAACCTTATTACCCGCGACATTGAGGTTCATGTTGCCACCAACATCAATATTATAGTCACCCGTCACTTTCAGGTTTAGATTACCATTGTAGACGAGGTTTCCGTGTCCCTCTACAATGACAGTCTGATCACCACCCGTGACCTCTACCTTATTATTAACAGCAGAGATAACAACAGATCCATCTGCTCTCATCTCTACACCCGCACCTGTGCGGTGTTTGATTAGTACTCGTTCACCGCCTGGCGTATCGTCCTGTTCAATAACATGACCAGAAGTAGTCTCTTGTACTTGGTTGAACGGATACTCTGATGGTCTCTGTGGTTGTAGATTGAGAGACACCCCAAAGTCACCACCACCCACATACAGATCATTTATCTTTAATCCACGCGCGGCTTGGTTGACAGACGAACCAAAGTTGTAGTCTCGCTTGGGATACTCTCCGGTAGGATCTTGCATACCATCATAGGGTACACCGAGGGTGTCCTCGTTACCAGAACCAAGTTTACCAACCCTTAAATCGTAGTTGTCCTTCTTAGTTGTCATTCACAATCTCCGGTGGACTCAATGGCCCTTTGCTGACAGGATCAGTAGTGATATTAGTCTTGCGGAATACCGACTCAATATAATCTACCACATCAAAATATGGATCAAGTTCTACCTCATCAATATCATTATGACCAAACACTTGACCACCTGAATACTTGCGATAGAATGATCGTAGAAACTTTTCAAGTGTCGTGTACTGTTCGCGTGTAAATGACTGAGCAGATCTAAAGTCGGTTGGGTTTTCTCCCCCCGATGAAATATTTAGACCCCCCACCAGAACGAGACCAATAGAATATACATCATGTCCATTCACTACGGCATGTTCTCCGTTACGGTTGATCGGTCTGCCTCGTTGAAGTCTACCGTCTCGTCGGATAACATAATGATATCCAATACCATCATGGCCTAGTTCATTGTGAATGTTGTTGATCTCTATCGCACCAATATCTTTATCAGTATAAGATTCGGTTGCGTGTACAATCACTTCAGTGATATCTCGTTTGATACTCGCAAACTCAGCGTCCAGTTCCTCTACAGATGCGATATAAGTGAAGACTTCATCTCCAGTGGTACGACCAGTCCATTTCGCGTTGTTGGCATCAACCGGAACACCCTCGTCAAACAGACTTGCATCCACAACAACAGACCCGCTGATCGTGGTATCTAGTTGACTAAGACCATTGTCAATAGTAATAATCTCGTTTGTGGCTGCCTCAACCTCCGCCGCAGGAACCCCCTGTTTGTTTGCCTCGTTCACTACCTTATCGTTCAGGAGTATAGGAGTAGTCGCATCTTGTTCTGCGATTACGGTTTTCATCCTATCCGAGACATTAGGTGACTTATTTGCCAATGACTTGACTGCTTTAGTTTTCTCTACAGGATCTTTAGTTGCAAACTGAGCAAGGATCTCTTGTCTCTCTTTCTCTGTCGCAGAGATACCGCCAGGAACTAGATTCTGAATAAAGGCACTCGCACTTCCGGTTAGTTTTTCTGCCACATTCTGTAAAACACCGGATAATCCAGTCTCTGTCCTTTGATTAAAGGCTGAAGTGAAATCGGAAACATCACTCGTAAACTTATCAACCACCGAGTTGGTATCTTTTAATACGGTCTTGGAAAGTGCCTTGACATCACCAAACTTAGATAATGAGTTCTTGGGATCAGGTAACTTTGCGGTCAGTCCACCAATACCAGTGGCATCAGATACCGCATCCTTGGCAGTATCCGCAACACTACTCAGAGATGCAACCGGAGTAACCTCACCAACAACATCATCAATACTAGGGATCTTCAGATCAGGAAGAGCAGCAGTAATACTTGACAGTTCGTCATTATCTGCAATCGTCGCGGTGAACTCGGATATATCCGTCATTGATTCACCGGAGATGGTTGTTACCTTATCAACTGCTTCCTGAACATCTTGGGGTGCACCACCACCTACCACTGCCATTGCAGAAGACGCAGTATCTCCACCTGACTGAGTCATTGCAGGAAGTCCCACAATAGAAGGTAGTGCCGCAGAAGGACTTGCCGTTCCACTCAAGCCAGGAATACTGTCGGTGATTTTACCCACACCATCCTTGAGAACTTCATTGGGTGATATCGCGGATTCTCCAAGACTCTTAATACCACCCAAGGTCTGACCATCAATCGCACCAATCTTACTGGTGGTCTTGGCAAACTTCTCTTCTACTGCCTGTACCGAGGTATCAGCATATACCGCATTGTTTAGTGATCGTTTGTTTTCTTCTGCCTTTAAGACAATATCAAGATCTGATTTTTTCAATGCCATTAGACTATCCTATCCACCAATCGTCTTGCTTGTAGTTCGACTTGTTTTATAAATGTCGCATCACCATTGTTTAGGTAGTACTTACAGAACACCTCACAGATACCACCTTTACCCTCATAGTTAGTTGCTTGTAACAATCTAATATTGGCACTGGTTTGTGTACCCTTCAACTCATAGGCAATAAAGGCCAACTGAGTCATGAAGAATCCAAAATCATTTGAGAAGTTTTGTAAGTCTGTATACCTGTTTCTAGAGAAGTTGGCAAGTCCTCGCGACTGTTTATTCACACCAGTTCTCATACCGGACGCAATGGTCAATGCCGAAGTCATCGCGATTGATTGTTTCACACTGTACCCAAGGTTGAGAAAGAACTTTACTGAGGTCTTTTGTCGCGATTGTAATACTCGGTTTTGTACAGCACCAGTATCTTCATTATCAATATCTGCATCTTTGGGTTTTACTGCCGCGACGATGGACTGGAATAGTCCTTCAGGTTTGTTATCTTCTCCGACATCCTCTTCTACCTGACCTCTTTGAACAGGAGTAGGTAGTTCAATGTGTGGAAGTGATCCCAGTACGATAGGAGTCTGAGAGTTCTTGCCATCCATGAACATACCAAACACCAAAGAGTTGGGTTGTAACTGAGGCATACGACCTATTCCAGATATTCCACCCTCTGTTGTAGGAGTGACACACTGGGCCCACGGTAGATCATTCTGAGGAATGAGTCTGGTAGATTCTGTATGCAGTCCATGAACACGAATCTTTACTCGTCCTTCAAAACCATATGGTGGTGAGGCATCTACGACAGTGGCAATGAACCATCTGGAGTTGTCACCATAAAACTCACTAAGGATACTGCTCACGAAAGTCTCTCCAGCTTACACACATTCATTGATACCGTGTGTTGTGTACCTGAGAAGGTATGACGAGTATCGTAAATAATAAAGTCTCCTGACTTACTCTTATCTATCAACTCTTCTTCACTTGCAGTTTTGTCCTGTTCAGAGTTGTCGTTCACGATCTTGAGGTTGACGATATCACCAACACTTGCTTTTGAAACAATAAACCCAGCACCTTCTATCACCACATTCATCATGTTCTTGTATAAGTGATTGAGAATACCTCGTCGTTCAACTTTCTTCTTGAACTTGGTAGCATCAAACTCATCATGATAACTCTTGTATCTACCGTAAGTACCACTAGAAGTCACGGTGTGATATATTCTTGGTTCAAAAACATCAACCAATGTTTCGTCCAGAGTAAACGCTGGGTCAAAGACATTTTGATTGTTGCCAATGACACCTTGTTGATTCATGTGATTAAAGGTATTTCTTATGGTATGATGTTGCGAAAAGATTTGACCCGTATTCAAGTTTGTGTTACAATACCCTGCTGACAAAGCACCCTCTTGTACTAGTTTCAGAGTGTTTGCTTGTTTGGATGCCTTCATTGCTTTAATCGCGAAGGTCTTCTCCAACTCGGTCTGGGCCTCTGCCTGAGCCACGTTGGCAGGGTTATATGTGTAAGGTAGTCTTGAGTTGAATGCTTGTTGTGATAACATGGTATCCAGATTGCCCAGACGTAAGTTATCATCATGCATGGATGCATAGGTAAAGAATGGAGACCCCGTTATGGTGGTCGCCCGACTTGTCAACCATTTGATTGCCTGTAATGGATTCAGGTTCGGAATAATACCCTTAATGTTTGTCTGTACAGGAGTGCTTCTATTGCCTTCTGAGTTCAGTAGATATGATAGGTCAATATCCATGTTCATTTCAGTGGCAAGTAACTTGATCAAGATATCATCAATCTTACCACTGAACGACTTACTGATCTTCTTCATCTGTGCTAGGAATGCATGTTCGTCCAGTAAGGTAAAGACATACATGCTAGACTTACCGTTGTCTGTGGACTTTACGGATCGTTCCACACCAGTCATGATAAAGACTCGTTCAAAGACTGTGTCCAGATCGTTCTCAGCAGAAGAGAGTTCTATCAGAAACCGTTCTGTCCCCTGAAAATCAATCTTATCAAAGAGTGCTTTGTCATCTAGAATAACCACTGTTCCCGTCAAGTAAGGTTTGTCCAGACTCTCAAAGATGTTTAACTCAGCGACAGATGTCCTGACATCAAAGAAACTCGCTTCAAACCCACCCATGCGGTCTGCACTGATCGCAGCTTCGGTGATCTTAAACTGTTGTGATTTATTTAGTTTCGGCATTATGCTTCTATACGATGGAAGTTATTGAACTCAGATACCACCTTATCTACAACATCGTCCTTCAATACATTGATCTCTTTCAACTCATCGTTTCGTCTCTCCAATCTATCACGATAAGTTACGGGTGTCCAACTAGAGTTAGGACTATCAAAGGCAAACAAAGTAAGATCTTGATGTACCCCATTAGCATCCTCGTAGTGGTGAACTGCATTGTACTGTTCAGATGCTTTTACGAGAGCAGCAGTGAAAGTCTCTCCATCTTGTTCGCTGATATAGGATATGGTTTCGGTTTGGTCAAAGTTTACTGAGTTAGGATACTGACCAAAGTAAGCGCCTGGCGTTACTGAAGTGTCAATAACGAGTTGACCCATATCAAGATTACGTTTAATGATCTTACCCTGCGTACCACTGGACACACCAGTAACAATCTGACCTACCGGAAATGAGGTTGCTATGTTTGAGTTAGTGGTCACCATACGATACGGATACTTAGACTTTGCTTCTGTCAAAATATTGTAGGTCTCCACAGGCCATCCAGATAGACGGACATGATCGTTCAACAGAAAGAATGTCCAGTAGTAATCTGTTGTACCATAGAGTTTGTATGACAATGTGTCGGGTCTCTCTCCGCTGATTATGGTGTACTTATTGTAAAATGATATATTATCTTTCAATGAATCAATCAGATCAACATACTGGGTCAGATTATCAAATATGACAGCAGGTTCGTTATCTCCGAATCGATATGGAACAATACCAAATGGTTTGAAATACTTTGTTGTCATTAGAATCCTTCCTCTTCAACATCTTTTCTACTGAGCGTTCTGGTTTCTTGGAATGACAGAGACATTTCAATCTCAGTAAAGTTACCGTCCTCATGCATGGACATGGATGTATTGTTGTAGGTCACACTTACATCTCGTAAGAAGCATGGTTTGATACGAGTAGCAATCTCATCACCATCATACTCAACCGTGATCTGAAACTTATTGGGGAATCTATACCCAATAGAGATCTCACTCGTTCCGACAGGAATATTGATCGTGTCTGGATACAACTCAGTTCGGAATAGTTTGATGATCTCCTTTATCTCCTCTGCTTCTCGTGCAGAGGTAGCAAGAAACTTAAACGCAAAGGAAAACTCTCGCAGTCCAACAGACTTGAACAACACACGAGTATTGGGGTTTGTTGTGACCCCACCAGCAGATCTGAATGCTCCCGCGACTTCGTCAGGGCCTTTCATCGCAAGTTTGACCGCACCTAGTTTGGCAAGATCCTTGTTTGCTGAACCCTTTAGTCCAGCAGATAGGGTTGACATGCCACCCTCAATCAAACCCGCAATGGCACCTGATCCACCCTGTAGTGCTGCTTCTGCTCCAGCACCCGCACCACCAAGGTCAAAGTTCTCGTAGGTAACATTGTCACGATACTGAAGTCCAGCAGGTAGATACAAGGATACTTGTCTTCCCATTGAGATCAACGGTCTTTCTTTTATGATTGGGACACTTGTATTAGGCCCGTTCTTATGTTCCTTTACCGACTGTTTTGTTTGTGCTGGTGTTTGTCCGGTGATTTCACTGAGTTTGTCCACACCAGCCTTGACAATATTACTTGCTGCTTCTGCAAGGTTACCTAAGTCGGTCTCTGGTTCTTCCATGACATTGAACACCAGTCTACCCTTATACTCGTCAGGGTTGTTGAGAGGGTACTCTAGGTCTTTTACTGCCCTCGCCGCAGCAATACCCTGCACTTCATTCGGTTCTGCCATTTTACTAATCCGATAAATAAGTTAAAAACTATTGTCTTTATTTATAAGGTTTTCATGGCATATTCTGGGACATATAAAGTAAAAAACACAAAGAAGTATGAGGGAGACCATACGAAGGTGGTGTACCGTTCCCTATGGGAGAAACACGCATTTAAGTGGTGTGATACTAACCCCAAGGTAAAGAAGTGGTCTTCCGAGGAAGTTATTATACCATACTTATATGAGGTTGACAAGAGATATCATCGATATTTTATGGACTTGAAGATGGTACTTGAGGATGGTTCTACATGGTTGATAGAGATCAAACCAGACAAGGAGACTCGTATACCCACGGGCAACCGAAGAACCAAGAGGTTTATATCTGAGAGCATGACCTATGTGAAGAACATCAATAAGTGGGAGGCCGCACAGGAGTATGCCGCAGATCGTGGATGGAAGTTTGCTATCTGGACAGAGAAGAACGAACCACTGAAGACTCTCATTCCCAAATCAACAAAACCAATGAAGACATTAAAACCCCTTAAACCTTTTCAAAAACGTAAAAAATAAGTATAAATAAGGGTATGTCAAACATATTCAACAGATTAGAACTACAGGCATTCCGTGCTGGTGTAACACCCCGTACCGAAGAATCGCGTGAATGGTTCAGAAAGAAAGCATCCAACATGCGTTCCATCAACCGACAAGAGTTGATGAAAGAGGAACCACTAAAGACCAGAGCCCAACGAGGTGTTATTGGTACGATGCAGATGTTCTTCTATGATCCCAAAGGCAAAGACACACTACCATACTATGATACATTTCCGTTGGTGGTAGTTGTGGGCCCCGCAGAGGGTGGGTTCTATGGTCTCAACCTACACTATCTACCACCCTTGTTACGAGCAAAGATGTTGGATTCGTTGATGGAGGTTGCGTCTAGCAAGACCAGTGATGATGCGAAGTTCAACATCACATACAAACGACTACAGAGTATCTCCAAGTTACGATACTACAAACCATGCTTCAAGCACTACTTGACCAAGCATGTACAGAGTAAGTTTGCAGAAGTACCCGCGCCTGAGTGGGAGATTGCTACATTCCTACCAACCGCAAGTTGGAGAAAGTCCAACTCTCAGAAGGTGTTCTACGATTCAAGACAGATGATAGGTAAAGACTAATGGCATTTCGTATTGATGATTTCAAGTCCCAAGTGGGTGCGGGTGGTGGGTTCGCCATGGGAAATCTGTACAAGATTTTCCTGCCACCTATCAACGGTGATGCAAGAGAGATGAACCTATTGTGCAAGGCAGCATCATTGCCTGGCCGTCAGATCTTATCCACCGAGAACCAGATTGGTCTAACGACCACTAAACAGGCATACGGATATGCGGTAGGTGATATCACCCTGACCTTTATCTGTATGAATGACATGAAGGTACGAACCTACTTTGAACAGTGGCAGAACCTCGCAGTAAACCAAGAGACATTAGAAGTTGGATACTACAATGACTATACCCATCCGGTCATTATTCAACACATCAAGAAAGGTACATCGTTTCCTCTTTATAAGAAAGAGATATTTGATTCGGGTAAGATCCCATCATCTATCAGGGGACGATTACCAAGACTAGGGCCATTAGATCTTGCACAGGGTGAGATTGATTTGAATGCAGTATTTGGTGATGATATCACCTATACTTTAGTCCTAGATAAAGCATACCCAACTACACTAAACGAAATACCGTTGGGTGACGATGGGCAGTTGATGGAAGTAACCGTACAATTGTCTTACAAGAATTGGTCAAGTAAAAGTGGTGACGCTGGTGGCGGTGGTTTCATTGAAGGAATTGCAGGCGAATTGATCAGGAAGTTTTTATAATATTTGGAGCATATTATGGCATTACCTAAGTTAAATGATACCTTGAAGTATGAGATGACGATTCCGTCATCGGACAGGCAGATTACATACAGACCCTACTTGGTCAAGGAAGAGAAGATTCTACTCTCTGCGTTTGAGTCTCAGGATGAGAAACAGGCAATGAGAGCAATGATGGACACGGTAGTCGCATGTGTCTACGAGGATATTGTATCCTCTGAACTAGCCACATTTGATGTGGAGTATATGTTCACCCAGATTCGTAGTAAGTCTGTGGGTGAGTCATCTAACCTGACGGTGAGGTGTCAACAAGAAGAGTGTGACGGCACGACTGAAGTGAGTGTCGATCTATCAACGGTAGAGGTATTCAAGACTGATGTTGATAATGTAATTCAACTCACTGATGATATCTCTATTGAGATGCGATACCCGACATACGACTCGTTTGTGAGACATTATAAGGATGGTATGACGGAGGCAGACTTTGGGTTTGCTATGTTAGAGGATTGTGTTGTATCCATAATGACAGAGGATGAACAGTTCCTCGCGAGTGATGTAAGCAGAAAGGAGTTGAGTGGGTTTATCGACTCAATGACGAATAAACAGTTTGAACAGGTAGGTGAATTCTTGAAGACTGTACCTGCCATGAAAAAGGATATAGAGTTCACGTGTTCCAAGTGTGGAGAAGATAGCACGATTACTCTGGAGGGTATCCAAGATTTTTTTTAGTGTGCCTCTCACACGATACTTTGGTCAATCATTTTAAGACCAACTTCGCGTTGATGCAGCACTTTCAGTATTCACTACAAGACATCGAACATATGATGCCTTGGGAGAGAGAGGTCTATCTCGTGTTACTTGAGGAACACTTGAAAGAACGAGAAGAACAGATGAAAGAACAACAAAGGCGTTGATAACAAATGGCAACACTTGATAAGGTAACAGGAGAACTGCGTCTAAATAACGCTGCGTCTGAACAACGAGACAAAGAACAGTTAGGGCAACTTGTCACTCTCAACAAACAGTTTGAGAAGTACTTCAAGTCTATGTCTGCTAGTAAGGGTGACGATCTAGAGAAAGAGCGAGAGAAGAAGGAAGAGAAGGCTCCTGCTGGTCGTGGTGATCTCGTTGCGGGTGGCGCTGCCGTTAAAGGGTCTAGTCTGGGTGTTATTGGAGCAGCACTTGTTGCGGCTGGTGCCGCAGTAGTCGGTGCTGTTGCTGGTATTTTCCGTGGTTTCGTTGATAGTCTGGATCTCTTTACCAAAGGGTTCTTCAGTAAACAAATCAAACGTATTACAGATGGTATCACAGATTTTTTCAAGCGTTTCGGTGGTGGTGTAAAAACTGAAGTATCATTTCTCGATAAGGGTCTTGAAGGGTTCAGGAGAGGCGTATTCAACTTCGTAAATGCATTCAAAAAGGTGGGGACTACAGTTGGGGCTGTTGGAAAAGAGGTTACTATAGTAGCAAGTGACTTCAAAAGTTTCCCTGCTAGACTGGGTGCTGCGTTTGCCGTATTCCGTCCAGCCTTCAATAACCTACAACTATTGTTTAACGATATCAAGGGTGTGTTCTCCAAGATAGGTACGGTTGCAGATACAGCAAAGGATGCTGGTGGGTTTATTTCTAAGATCGCAGAAGTAGCCAAACCTTTCTTTAGTGTATTTCAACGACTAGGTAGGTTCCTTGGCGGGCCTATCACCGCATTCATCTTTGGTGTCATCGATGCATTCAGTGGTGCTATGACAGGATTCGAGGAAACCGAAGGTAGTCTGGGAGAGAAGATCTTTGGTGGTATCATGGGTGCGATAGCTGGATTCGTCTCAGGATTCATCGGTGGTATCCTTGACCTTGGTAAGATGCTTGTTGGTTTCGTTGCAGGTCTGTTCGGGTTTGAGGATTTCAAAGAAAAACTTGCTTCCATCTCTATCACTGATTTTATCTTTGATTCCCTAATGAAGTTAAAGGATATGGTATTAGACTTCGTTAGAAGTCCCTTGGATAGTGTGAAGAGTATCTTTGGTTTCGGTGATGACGAAGAAGACGCTCCTCCTGAAGTGAAAGAAGGTAACAAAGGTCTACAACGTGCGTTACGAAAACAAGAACAAGCACGACGATCCGCTAGTGGTCAAGGGCCGCAGGTAACTGTCACGGAACCACCACCTCAAACAGTCCTAAAGACACAAGAAGCAACTGCGCCTGGGCTCAAGACCAAACCCATGAATGATGCGACAAAGGAGTTCACTGCCTATGCCGATTCAGAAGAAGGTAAAGCAGAGTTTGCTAGGAATGCTGCGGAACGTGAGGCAAAAAAGGCAGCGATGCTTGCAAGGGCAGAGGCAGCAAAAGAAAGACGAGCAGCGAGACTCGCGAATCCAGAGGTAAGGGCATCAGAAATTGAAAGACGTAGGTCTCAGTTAGCAAGAAACGAGGGACGTTTCGCTGGCATGTCTGCCGAAGAACGAAATACGAATGCTGGTGCTATAACGGAGAGACGTATTAGCGAACTACAGGATCAGATCAAGTTCCTTGAGTCACAAGGTGCTGGTGGTGGTGCTACGGTCATTGCTCCACAGACTACTACCAATAACAACCAGAGTAGTTCTGCGATGTATGGTGACCCATCACCCGCGACAGATGACCTTGATAGAGCCGCTGATAATTTCCACAATGTCAGTTGGGTAAACTAGCATAAAAAAAGGGGCACCGAAGTGCCCCTCAAAGGATAGAAGAGTTTAGTCTTCTGCTGCAAGTTTAGCAAAGTAACTTAGAGTATCATCCTCGTCTGCTGCTGCCGTGATATTCGGTTCAGGAGCAGAGGCGATAACCTGTGGTTCTTGTTCACGTGCAGATACTACTTCCGCAGTCTCGGTCAGTGAGTCATTCTTAATGGTTGCACCAGCACCCGTTGATTGACCCAGTACAACTTCCAAACGACCTTTCAGTTCGTCATAGGCCTTGTACGAAGACGGAGCAGTAAACTCTGACATGTCGTGCAACTGATTATAAGTTGCTTCGAGTCGCGTCTCATCTGCTTCCAGTAACGGTGCAGGAGCCTTGAACTCAGACTTATCATAGTTACGATATCCCGCAACATTACGAATCTTCAGTTGGAAGTCAGCACCAGTCCAGAAGTCAAACGGATTGATCGGTTCTTCGCCTGGAAATTCTGGTTGCATCTTATCCATGATCTTATCAAAGATCTTCTTGCCGAAGTCGTACATGAATACTTTACCTTCGTTGGCAGGATTGGCAGGATCGTTCATAACCATGATGTTCGCAACATAGTGAAGTCTACGCTTCTGTTTACGTGCGATTTCTTTGTCCTCTTCAATACCAGAGTTCCATAGTCGTGAGTTGTATTCACTCACTGGGTCATTGTTACCCAGAGTCGTGAGAGACTTCTCAACATACCATTGACCCGTAGGCCCTTTGAAGAAGTGATCGAAGTAACGTACCCAAGGGAGTTCTTGACCTTCTGCCGCAGGGAGGAAACGAACAACGGCATAACCGTTACCTGATTCATCTACCGTAGGTTTCCAGAAGCGCAAGTCTTCGTACTTGTTGTTACCTTGCTTGGCACCGCCTCCCATCGCCTGTGCGGCTGCTGCCAACTGGGTGATGTCGGTACGGTTATTTTTTAGATTTGCAAAAGACATATTTTTGTATTTTCCTTGTATGATTGTGTGTCCACTATACCATAATGTAATCGTTTTGTCAACCTTTATTTTAAGGGTAAGGCCTCACCCTTTTCGAGAAAGTTAAGGTTCATTGCTTCAACCTCAATCTTCTCTTTGATAGATGTCGCGATATATTTCTTGACATCCTCAATCTCTAGGTTATTCTCTTCACAGAGATAAACCACTGCGTCCATATAGGACATTGATTTTTGTCTGACCGCATCTTCGGTCATCTTGGTGAACTTCTTCTTGTTCATGAAGTTGGACTCTTCCGAAGAAGAATCCACTCCACCCATTTGGAAATCAACTTTCATCTATTCCTCCTCATCACTATTTATAATAGTAGAAGAACTGTGAAATTGCTTGGCATATTCCTTATCATTGTCAAACTCTTCCATCAGTTCGGGTGTCCAAGTCTGTCGGATATCGGGATACCACCATCCCATTGTACGCTTGGGTGTACCGTCAGCATGGTAGGCCATTGCCTCAACCTTGTACTGTATACGACCTTCGCGTTGTTCACCATACCGATAATCTAACCAGACACCATTCGCAAGGTACTTCTTTAGATTATCGACATAGTTCTCCAGAGCAATGTATTCTGATCTCTCCTTAGAGGCCTTCGAGTTCTTATAACTACGCATTGCCTTCAGTTCGTCTTGATTAGACTTCAACCATTGCTTGACCTTCTTCCAATGCAAAAAGTGATCTTCTGGTAGATCTCGTATGTCTTCACAGACAGACTTACTACCATCCGCACCACGTGCTTCCCGTGCCTTTGCGAGACGCTCTACCGCTGCCTTCTTCTGCTCCGCAGTCATAGGTTTGCGTTTACGTTTCACTTTGCCACGTTCAAATCCAAGTTCTTCTAGGGCACGTTTGTTCTTCGCTTCCCTAGTCTTCCTTGCTTTCTGTGCTGCTGTAAGTTTTTTTGCCATAAGGTATATAGTCTATGCGCCAGTTATGAGGTCATGAGTTGATGGGTACGGACTCTCCATGTTGAATGACAACAAAGAGTCTACACGAAACGAACGCCAGTCAGCCAAGTCCAAGTCAAACACACGCACCGCAAGTTGATTCTTCTCAGTGTTTGCATTCGCATCAGTCTTGGGCATCTTATCTGCTGGTATCAAATCTGATACTAGAGTTGCCTTCATTTCACGTATAGCACCATCCTTCACTTTTGTGAATGATAAGTCTACCACACCTTGACGTAAGGTGTCAACGATTTCTTGATAATTCAAGTCTTTCTCCATATTAAAAACCACCGACTGCTTGTTGGTACCAATCTGGCATTGCACGGTTTGTCCAATTAGCAAATCGCTTCTTCTCGTTAATGTAGTAGAAACGATATGCTTCTACAGGATCTTCACGCTTGCAATACTCAGGCATTGCTTGCGCGAATTCCGTCAACCCACCATCAGGTATGTTTTCAGGAATGTAGGAGAGTATACCAGATAACTTCCTTTCTGTCAAGTGTTTTTTTCCATATCGGTAGGTATACTCTTTGCAAAGTTCTTCCCACATCTGGTGTAGGTACAGATAGTTTGCAGATGTCTTGCGAGTCCATATTCCACTAGGGTGATTCACATGGGACGCTTTGTAGAGAGTGTTCTCTAGATTAGAGTTCGGATGTTTCCAACGTTTGATCTTACGACCAATCGCAGTCTTATCATAGTACTCTTCACCATCAAGAACACGATGTGCCGTGCTCATGAGCTGGGCATATTCGATGATCATCTTGACCACGTGTTTATCCAAGTGCATACGCGCAGCCTTCACTGGATTAACAGATAGGTGAAAGACATTCATTACCCTTCACCCTGTGCTACATAGTAACCCTCTGCACGAACTTTCATGTCACCAAAGTTAGGTTCATTAACCTGCTTGACAACATACAGTTGAGATCCGGTCATGAACTCGACGGCATCACGATAGTCATCAAGTTCACGGATTGGGACAACACCCACGATGGGCATCTTCCAATCGTCCATGCCCTCAGTGAGAACATCAAACTTTTCACGCAGTAACTGGTACCGACTCTCTTCAACAAATGTCATAGGCATTACTTCTTTCTCCATTCACGTAACCATTTAGAACCATCGCGTTCAGCATCCGTAAAGACTGCATTAGTAAACGCTATCGGTATAACTACACCCAAGTGAATAAATATACTGGTTAAGGTACTGTAGTCTACCCAGCCTAGGTGATCACTTGCCACAAAACCGAAGTATGCACTCCACATTGTAAACAATGCCAAGGTGAAATACATTTGTAGACTAGGATCTTTGACATATCTCAATGGATTATATCTCACATCCATTACAAGTCTCCAACTATCGACCACAAATATGATCGCTCTTTTTAGGTGTTTCATACACGCTCCTCAGTATTATAAACGGTTTTTGTACCATCATTAGTAACAACAACTACTGTTGCTTCAGTGATTTCGGGAAACTGTGCGCTGAATACAGCGGAGTTGGCGTATGAAACCGCCGACTCGTAAGAAGTGATTGGGGCATAGAGACCTGCAAAGACCTCACCAGTTTGTGACTTAACAATGTATTTTTCCATACTATACTCCGTAAAAGGCTCGTTCTAGTTTCTCGGTAGCGATGTCAATCAACTCGACTCGCTTCTGGGCAGTAGGAGTCATATCCTGTGCCATCACGTTTGCAGTTCGCATCGCTGCCATTCGCAAGACATGAAGTTCTTTCTTGGTCAAGACAACAGTGATTTCTTCAGCAGCTTCACATTCGTGGTACATTCTTCAGTTCCTTTCTCATTCTCAATACAAGTATTATAAGCGATGCAGCAACTTTTGTCAACACTTTTTTTCAATTAACGCCCACTTTTTTGATATTCATCAATCAGTGCTTGTCCTGTCAACTTGGTTCCCATGATGACCACTTCACCAGACTCGTTCAGAGTTCGTTGGATGTGACCATCGTTGTACTGGACATCTGTCACGGTCTTACCATCAGAGGTGTCCTCTGGACGATCATCGTACCACATGGACGATAATCCGTGAACATGGACATTGTTCACACCCTTAGCCCACTTCTCTGCTGCGATACGAGTACGCTGCTCTTCAACTGATTGACGATACTGTGTCATGCGGTCTCCCTCTTTTTTGCATAGAATTCTTCGATGAGTTCGAGAACCTCGTTCTCTTTGGCAATACGCTCCTCACCATCGACACGGACTACATAGTCCTTTGTGTAGGTGCCGAATTCCTTCTCGGCATCAGAGAACATGAGCCACGACTCAGTGTAACTACGAATGACAGGAACTAGGTTACGGTACTCGTCATTCACGGTAGTACGAGTTGCTCTCCAGCGACCACGCTCAAGAGTGATAAAGATAGGAGCTTCCCAAGATTCACCGACCTTAGCGTCATCCTCGACAATATCCCAACTAATGACATACTCACGAGCAACATCATTGTTGTAAGACACGAGATCCTGAATCACAGGCATGAAGGTGCCGTGAGCAATCTCGTTGAGATCCCTAGAAGAGAGATTCTCCATGACATAGGTGGTGCCACCCTTTGGTTTGAAGTAGGCATCGGGTTCCGTTGAAGGATACCCGTCTACATCAAACGAGTAGTTTTCCATGTATTGTGTGGTGATTACTAACTTAGACATAACAGTTCCTTACTTACCTTTGTAACCGAGTTTTTCCATTGCGGGTCTAGGATAGATTTCCTCCGCAAGTTCCAAATATTCCTCAACAGACACATTCTTCACAAGGAAGTTGACCCATGCTTTCCATGGCTTACGACCATACTTGAATCGAGCGATAAACTCAGGTTTTGGTTTACCGACCCAAGAAGGATGACAGTCAGGTCTCGCGACTTCGTAGTTCACACTCTTGGTGTGACGCCCACGATACATAAGATACATACCGTCCCAAACAAACTCTTCTTTAACAAATGGGGTCATCTCTTTTCCTTTCTCATTTTCAATACAAGTATTATAGGCGATATCACAGGGAAAGTCAAACACTTTCTTAGATCAATATCTACTTACCAATGTGTTTTATATCACTTTTTGGAATAACCTGATAAGCACCCTTATTGTACGCAGGAGCAACAGTAAAGTTCTTGGACTCTTCCAACTGGAAGGTAATGTCCCTATCAGGGGTATAGGCAGTAAGAGGCACAGACTTAGTCTCAGTCTCGGTTCTCCACGCAGGGCCCACACTGTAGGACTTCATCGTCTTGAACTCAGGTTTGTACTTCTTGGTTTTTGACCATGCTTTGGTCTTGCGTTTACGACCAGACTGATCGTATTTCATAGATCCGTGGAATGATTGCATAGGTACCTCTCGAATATATATTAACATCATACAGACAAAAACATATTTTGTCAAGTCTTTTTTTGTATAAATAAACACATGACTAAAGAACTATTCGATTTCGGGTTTACCCTAGTAGACGAAGACGAACTGGAGGCAGTGCAACAAGCACAGTCCAAGGTTGCGTCCGTGTCCGACTCTGTGTCAGAAACCCAAGAAAAACTGGACAGTCTGTTCAATGCGATCCAACCATTGCTGAACAACCTGAAACAAAACCCTCAGAAAGAGTATATCCTCTGGCCCAATCGACTTGAGAAGATTGAGCAGTTCGAGGACTATATACAGAATATCTACAAGGGTCAGTAATGCTACTATACAGATGTCACCCAATCAGTCAGAACCAGAGCACTATCGTAAACCTTAATAGAAAGGAAGAACTGTTCAAGGCTGTCTCGGAAGCACTTCCCAAGTATAAAGGGAAGACATTGCATCCGAATGATCATATTGGGTTGGTAACTGACGCATCTGTCCTTTCAGGATTGTTGACTCTATCTGGATACAAAAATGTCCTTGTGGTGACTTCGTTTGCAGATAAAGATTATGATACCGTAGTTAAGGGTCACCAAGCACACAAGAGTGCGGGAGATCATCTGGTACCAATAGTCCATAAGGCAGCGGGAACCATGATGAACATGTATGTAACCAAGGTAAAGTCTGGTGATTGGTTCACCCCATTCTATGAGTCATATGGTGTCAAGACATTAGATGTTGATTCACCTTTTGCACTAGATAGTACATTCAAAATTAAACCTCCGGCTGATGTCAAGTTTGATGCTGTTGTTCTACTGGGTTGTGATGCATACTCAAAAGGGAAGTTTAACGTAAAGGATATCAAGGAAACATTTACCAGATATTGCACACCAGAGTTTGATCTTATTGATGTGTATCGTCATGAGAACGACACAAGAAGTATCGTGGGCAGTACTCCGAAACAAAATACAGTTATTGCCCAGACAATGTTTCAGGCAGTCAACACTCCGAAGAAACTTATAGATAAGACCAATGGCGCTTTTGTTAATCGTGAACTTGAGATGCCCAATATGAGAAGTGTGATCTTATACAGTAGACTTGCATCCAACATCATCAATGTTGATAAATGGTATAAGGTTTACTAATGTACGATACAATGTATAACATAGTCACTGGAGTGAACGACGATAGAAGCTATCGGGTCTCACTGATCCCAGAATTGAACGATTATAAATTCAGGAATCTAGTACGAGAAAGAATCAAGGGATACACATCTACCCTGTTGACAGACAAGATTCTTGGTACAGAACGACATATTCCACAGTCACTATTACTTAACAACATTCTGAGTGCGAAACAGTACCAGAATGTTCTGTTCGTTCCTTCGTTTAGAAACACTCTATATCCTAGAATGATGGACGAATCCTACATTCTAAATGTACCTAATATAAATTATCATATGATGCCGTGCACTAACAAGTACTACGAACTGCCATCAAATATGTATGTTGCATATCCAGAAGGTCACACAAGTGTGTACCACGATTTGATGGA